CCAGGGGTTGAACAAGAAGTAGGTCTCGCCCGTGGTCTGGTCGTAGGCCTTGCTGATCACCAGGTTGTCCCGCAACCGCTTCAGCGAGTTGGTGACGTCCTGGATCCGCATCCCCAGCTGCTCTGCCAGGCACTTGGCCGTCACCTTCACCCGGCCACTGCGCCAGTGCAGATGGATGGTCAGACCCCAGAGCACCGCCAGATCGCGGGGGAGCAATTTCCGCTCCTTCAACAGCTCCGCGCAAGCCTCTCGACCTTGCCTGTGGAGCATGACGTAGTCCTCGCCGTCAGATTCGATAGGGTTCATGCAGTCAGTGGCGCATAACACTGGCGAGATCCCCTTAATACCGGCTTCAGGATCCGACCCCTGTTGCCGGAAGGGATCTCATGCACTCAAATCATAAAGGCTTACTACTCGCCCCCGCAGAACTCCGCTCCACCACTGGGCCGTTTCACAGTTCCTCTGGATATCTCTACTGGTAGGTAGGAAGAGATCTCCAGAAACATCCGGCGCAGCCCACCCACCCCACCTGCGGACGTCGAGCTTCGCTCTCCTCCAGACGCCTAACTCCGCTCCACCCCCGACGTCCTCCGCCAGGGTGGGCACACTCCCAACATCAACCCGACCCAAACCCCACTCCACCCCCGTATTGACCCTGGCTAGATCCGGTCCGACAGGGGGGCCGATTTTTGGGTCGCGTGATGTGGTGGGGTGCCCAGTACGTGCGGGCCGCAGCTCCCCCCTGCACCCCCTCTCTTTTCTGCTGGTGGCTGCTGGGCTCTGCGGGCCTGGTTGCAGCCGTCCTGCAGGCTGCTGGGGCCTGGTGGCGGTGGCTGCTGGGTTCTCAGCGGATTGCACATCCGCTGGGGGCTGCTGGTGGGCCTGTCCGGCCTGGTGGGGTGGGGGTGCTGGCGCCGCTGGGGCTGCGCCGGTAGGCTGGCGCCACGGGCCAATGTAAAGAGTTGTTACAGATTGGCAGGTGCGCCCCAGGGCATCCGCTCCGCCCCCGTGGAGAACGTGCAGGATGGCAGCAGGACCGCTACGGGGCTGCAGCGCACTGCGCCGGGCCCGCGGTCTGACCAACCACCACCGCACCTGGACAGATGAACAGCACCACCACCGCACCCGCGGCCGCTATGGCCGTGGCTTGCATCGTTCCACCCGAGCAGATCGGGTGGGACAGGGATGAGTGGCTGGAGTCCTATGTGGACGACAGCTACGAGCGGTCGGTGATCTGGGCTGCTGATGACTGCTGCCGGCTCGACCCTGTCGACCTGGCGGCGTTGTTTGCGGCTCACGGCGCCGACCTGGAGGAATACCGGCTGCAGCTGGTGGAGCAGGTGTACAACGACGCACCAGTGCTCCACCGCTGCCACGCGGGCCAGGCACTGACCTGGCTCGGCTACTGATGCGCGGCGCATCACTGGCGGCCTATGGGCTGGCCCTGGGGCTGGCCTTGGGCTGGCTGACCAAGCCGCTGGCGCCTGGTGCGCCTGATCGACCGGAGCTGGGCCTGATCCGCGGGCGTGCGATGCCCGCTGAATGGCCCGGCCCCTGACCAACCACCACCGACACCCAAATGAACTGCCTCGAATACTTCCTCGTTGTCACCAACGAGCTCGACCCAACCGCCTTCGTTGATCCAGCCCCATGGCACGAAGGCCGCCGCGTCTGGTGGGGGCCAGGAGCAGAACGCAACGCCAAGGCAGCTGCCAAGGCCATCAGCCGCAAGCTCCCGGCTTACCACTCCTGCCGCGTCGAATCGACGTTCACCGCCTGACGACAGCACCGAGGCCCTGGGCCCTGCCCTCGGCCTCCCTGCTGCCCTCCAAGCAGCGACCAACCACCAACCGACCAACCATGGACAACTTCAACGACAGCACGCCCGCCGTATGGGATCCCGCCACCGGCCGGATCTACACCTTCCTGGGCCGCGATGGCCGGAGCTTCTGGGGTGGCGAGACCCTCGAGGAGCTGCGGGCCCTGGGCCACGTCAGCGAGCAGGCCTACACCCTGCCCACCATCGAGGCGCTCGAGCTCCAGGAGCAGAGCGATCGCCAGCGCTACTGCACCGGCCCGCGACGCATCACCCAGGAGCGTTATGAGGAGCTGCTCAACTGCCTACCGCCCGAGCGCTGGACTCGTGGCGTCGGTTACGGCAGCTTCCGCCTCTCTGAGCGGCTCACCGGGGCGATCGCCACATTCTGCGTGCGCATCGGCGACAGCTTCTACAGCCTCAACGAACACGAGGACACCAGCCACGCGGAGCTGTTCAAGGCCTGCATGGCGCACGACGCCCCGATCGAGTCCGCCGCGGCCATCGCTCGCCGTTGCGGCATCGCCTGATTTCAGCACCGAGCCCCTGGGCCTTTGGCCCTCGGGTTCCCTGCTGGGCTCACCCAGCGACCAACCACCAACACACCCGCACATGACACCCAACCCAGATGAGCTGGCCATGCGCCGCTCACAACGGATGACGATCACCGTTCCCTACGGCGTAATGAGCCGCCTCGAGCGCCGTGCGCTGGAGGAAGGCCGCAGCCTCTCCAACCTGAGCGCCTACCTGCTCGAGCGCGCTGTCGAGAAATGGGAGGCGTTCAAATGAACCGCAACGATCCCGCCCTGGCGGCCCTGGTGCTGCTGGGCCTGGCCCTCGAGCTGCTGGCCGTGGCACTGCGGCCCCTGCTGGCTCACGCCCTGGCCCTGGTGCTCACCGCAGCCGGCTACAGGCCCGCATCCCGAATGGAAGCGGCCGCGGCCAACACAGCGCCACTGCCGATGAAACCAACCAAGAACCCGCCCGCGCCCGTGCGCGCTGGCCGGACTCGCAAACGGCCCGCAATGGCGGTTGCCTGATCACAGGAGCAATTGACCCATGCAACTCAACATCAACCGCAAGGAAGCCGAGCTGCTCTGTGAGCTGCTGCGCCCTCGCGCGCACCTGCTGAGCGAACTGCTCGAGGTGCAGATCCAGGCCTGCGCACCCGGCGACGACACCTGGGCCGATACCCAGGACGCACTGAGGGTCGCCAATGGCGCACTGCTCAAGGTGCGCAACGCCCAGGTGCTCGAGGCTCAGGCATGACGAAGTGGATTAAGCGCGCACTCACCGCGGCCGGCATCGTGCTGGCCCCGGTTGGTGCGTTGTATTTACTGGCCATCCTTCCCATTTTTGGGATGGTGCTGATTCCCGCCTATTTGCTGTGGGAAATCATGCGCCACCCCAGCAAGAAAGAAGCCGAGCGCCGCGAGCGCCAGAAGGAAGAACGCAAGGCCGAGGCTCTGATCCAGTACCACCTGATCGCGCACAAGCTCGCCGACACACCGGCCAACCGCGCGCGTGTGTTGGCTGGCCTGTGCCGCCCTGCTGCTCGCCGGGGGCCCCGCCGATGAGACCCCAGAACCTTGTGGCCATCTACAGCATCGCTGGCCTGCTGGGCGGTCTGCGCAAGGCATCCAAGCGATCGACGTTCGATGGCGGGATGCCCCTGGTAGCCGCTGAAGCCCTGCTCTGGATCTACAGCGGCATCGACCACGTCACTGACCTGCAAAAGCACATGGGGATCGATCACGCGCGTGTGAATCGGACCCTGTGCCTGCTGCGTGGCCGCGGTCGAAAGGAAGACGGGCGCTGGATTGAATCCAAGTTGGGGCTGGTGAAAGTAACCAACCACCCGCACCGTCGGGGGTATCGGTTGGAACTGACGGAAGAAGCCCAGGACCTGTTGGATAGTACATTCGCACCACTCAACGGGTCTGGAGAGCTTTGACTATGCGCCTTGTTTTACTTTTCAGCGCCGAAATCCCCAGACGCCAGGCGTGGCAGCACCTTGCGGTGTACGGGGAGCAGATCGCAGGCAGGGCGCGGGTTTCTCTCCAGGCGTGCGAGAGTCCTAGGACACACCTACGAGACCCCGAAGAGCCGTGGATCTGGATCAACTGGCAAGGGCTCTGGATGTTTTCAAAACTCTGGACCCAGCTCAACTGCCGGCGCATCGCATCCGCATGTTTCTGGAGATCGCCGATTGTGCTCCCGTTGAGTACAAGGAACTCGAGGCGCGGCTGATCACCAGCAACGCCTCAGTCAGCCGTGGCATCCAGGCCCTGAGCGATGGCAAGGACAACGGCCAGCCAGGCCTGGGCCTGGTGGAGGCCTACCGAGACCCCGCCGACAACCGGCGCTTCCTTGTGCGCCTCTCCACCAAGGGCAAGCACCTGATCAACCAGCTGCGGGCCCTGTGACCAACCACCACCACACCGAAAACGATGTCAGTCCGCAAGATCGCGGACGGATGGATCGCCGACGTCACCGTCGACGGCGTCCGCCGCACCCGTAAGGCAAAGACCAAGGCCGAGGCACTGGCCAAACAGAAGGAGCTGCTCGAGCAGATCGCAACGCGCTCCAATACCAACCGCAGCAGCGGCACCGGCATCACCCTCAAGGAGGCCCGGGCCCTGTCGCTGCGCATCCGATGGAAAGGCCTTGCCTGGGAGCGCACCGCAGGTATCTACAGCCAGCACGCTGTTGAGTTCTTCGGGCCCACCACCCAGCTCGATTCGATCAAGGCGCCGGACGTCGAGCGCTGGCGCCAGTACCTGCTCGAGGGCGGCAACAGCCCGGCGACCGTGAACCATAAGGTCAGCTGCTTGAAGGGAATGATCAACGACGCCCTTCTGCATGGCTACATCGGCCAAAAACAGGATCTGCCTCAGCAGCTCAAGATCGCCAACACCAAAGACCGGATCATCACAAAGGAGGAGCTGGCCACCTTCTGCCGCATCTTCCAAGAGTGGGGCGAAACCGAGATGGCCGACGTCTTGGTGCTCATGACCCTGACCTGCACCCGCTGGGGAGAGATTGAGCGACTGCGCGGCGAGGACGTCGACCTCGAGCGCGGGCTGATCACTTTCTGGAAGACGAAGAACGGCAGCCCGCGCACCATCGCCCTGGGCCCTAAGGCGCGCAGCATCATTGAGCCTCACGTCCCGCCCGTGCCGCGTCAGCGCGTGTTCGGCTTGAAATACGACCGAGCACGCGAGCTGTTTGACCGGGCCAAGGCCTACATGGGGCTTGCAGATGACCGGAAGCTGACCATGCACTGCGCGCGGCACACCGGCGCTACCCGCATGGCCCAGGCCGGCGTGCCCCTCCAGCAGATCCAGGCCTATGGCGGCTGGAAAACCCTGGCGGCGGTGCAGCGTTACATGCACCTGCAGACCCACCACCTGACGGCCTGCACTGCAGCGATCGAGGGCTGAGGCGTGACCGACTCCGAGCGCTTAATCGAGCTGATCGGCGGCCCGGCCGACGGCAGGGTCATGCGTTGGAAGCACGGTGACTATCCGTTGCTCCAGGTGCCAGTCCAAGGACCTGATGGCCTGAGCTTCTGCACCTACGCCAGGGACCCCGCCAATGGCGGCCGCTATCTGTACCAGGACACCCAAAAGGCCTGAGCGCCTACTGTGGGCAACGTCCGCTGGGTCCAAAGCGGTTGCGTTCTGGATGCGGAGAATTGCACGAAACTGCATTTTCCCGCATCCTGCCCAATCCCTGAAAACCCTTGCGGCGCAAGCCGGGAGCATGGCGAAATTGGTAAACGCAGCGGACTTAAAATCCGTTTTTTACCTCTACACCCCCGCAGAACATCCACCAACACTGGAAGACCGCCAGTAAATCCGAGCTCTACAGGGGTGTGGTGGATAAATTGCAGAAAATGCCCAATTTGCGGTGGTTCCTGCATCCCGCATTTCATCCACCAGTTCCATTTCGGATGAACTGGCGCGAGAAACCGCTCAGCGCAGGGAGTCTGAAAACAAGGCGCAAGCCATGCGCCGGAATCTTCAGGTTGCGGGCCGGGAGCGCGCCACCGAATACGGCCGAGAACTGTTCCAGCAGAACGCGGAACGGGTAGGTGACGCCCTTGATGCGCTGTTCGGTCGGCTCCTGCGGAAACAATGCGCGGCCGGCCCGCACTACTGCGCACTGCCCGCCCTGCTGGTGTTCAAGGACAAGGGCCCCAGGCCCATTGCATCGATCGCCCTGGGCGCGGTGATCGATCGCATCAGCCAGCGCCGCCCGTATCGGGAGCTGGCCCTGGCCATTGGCCGCGAGATCGAGGACGAAGTGCGGGCGATGAAGATCCAGGCCAAGGACCGCGACCTGCTGCGCGTGCTGAAGAAGCGCAGCGGCGGCCGGCGCAAAGAAGTGGTGGGCAAGTGGACCATGGAACTGCTGCACCTGGGGCAGGAGGCCTGGGCCACGCAGGACCGCTTCCACGTCGGCGGCCTGCTGTTGGATCTGGTGGTGGAGCACACCGGCCTGGTGCGCGTGGTGCAGCAGGCCCGCACCCGGCAGGTGGTGGAGCCTGCGCCAGAAGTGCTGGCGTTGATCAAGGCCAACCCGCCGCGGCCTATCCCGGTGCGCCGGCTGCCAATGCTGGTGGAGCCGAGGCCATGGCAGGGGCTGCATGGCGGCGGCCACCTAGACAACAGCTCTGCCCTGGTGGTGGCACGGCGGCCGCTGGATCTGGCCCCCTACGAGAAGGCCGACCTGTCGCTGCAACTGCGGGTGATCAATGCCCTGCAGCAGCAGGCGATGGTGATCGACCCGTGGATGGTGGAGCAGCAGCGCGCTGCATGGGATAGCAACATCCGCGGGCTGTTCCCGGTGCAGCGCGACCCGCTGGTGGTGCCGCCCGAGCCGGAGATGGATGCCGGCAAAGAGGCCTGGATCGAATACCGGCGGCGCCGGGTCGAGGCCTGGGCTGATGAGAACGCCAACCGGGCGGCCCGGATTCGGATCGAGGAGGCCCTGCGCCAGTGCGAATCAATCGCCGGCCGACCCAGCTGGTTTGCCTACGAGCTGGATTTCAGGGGGCGGATCTACAGCAGCAACCGCTACGCCACGCACCAGGGCCCTGATCACGAGAAGGCGCTGATCAGCTTCGAGCAGGGCGAGCCATGCGGCGAGCGGGGGTTCGAGTGGTTGCTGATGGCCGCGGCCGGGCACTACGGCCTGGGCAAAGCGAAGTGGGCTGACCGGCTGGACTGGGGCAAGCAAAACCTCGAGCGGCTGACCGCCATTGCCGAGGAGCCCCTCGAGCGGCTCGAGCTATGGCGCGGCGCTGATGATCCGTGGCAGCTGCTGCAGGTGGCCCGGGCTGTGCGCCAGTGGCTGGCCGACCCGACCACCCCGATCGGCTGCCCGGTGCGGCTGGATCAGACCTGCTCTGGGGTCGGCATCGCTGCGGCGCTGCTGCGGGACAAGAGGCTGGCCCGCCACACCAACCTGATCGGCAGCACCCGGGGAGACATCTACCAGGCGGTGGCTGATCGGGTGGTGCGCCTGCTGCGCGAGGAGGTGGAGCTAGCTGGCGGCACCATCGCCAAGAACGCGATCTTCTGGCTGGACTTCGGCATCGACCGCTCCCTGACGAAGGGGCCGGTGATGACATCTATTTATGGGGCCACGCATCAGACCCTGATGGACGGTCTGATCGCTGCAGTGGAGCAGCGCAACGGCCAGGCCGATCTGTGGCGACTGCAGGGCGACGTGCTGGCGCCAGTCCGTCACATGGCCAAGGTCATGCGCCAGGCGCTGCAGGAGGAAGTCGCACCCTGCCTGGCGCTACAGGACTGGCTGCGGGAGCTGTCACGGCGCGTGGTTAGCAAGAAGAAGCCGATCGAATGGACTGGCCCCACCGGCTGGCCGATGCACCTGGGCGAAGAGCTGCCGGGGACCATCGCCAGCGGGGCAGCGCTGGCCTCCCTCCCCAGGCAGCGCAGCAGGCGCGAGCAGCGCCCGGCCGGGGAGCTCAGCGCGCGAGCCACCAACAGGGGGATCACGGCCAACGCCATCCACTCCTTCGATGCAGCGGTGTGCCACTCGATCATCTCCACGGCCGATGCGCACGGCGCGCAGATTCTTACGAATCACGACTGCTTTGCTGTCGTTCCAGAACGGGCGGAGTGGTTGCACGGGGAATTGCACCGCCAGCTGCGGGAGATGTTCAAGGTGGACTGGCTGGAATTGATGGCAGCCGAGATCGCTTCCACAGCAAAGGTTCGCAAGATGCGTCGCGCCCCTTACACCGGAGATCTCTGCCCTGGGCAGGTTGGATCTAACCCCTACTGCTTCTCGTAGGGGTCTCGTAGGAGACACGTACGGGTTGACGACCTGTTGGTAGGCGACTACGTTCCGCACGTCTACTACAGACCCGTAGAGCAAATGCCCAAGGAGATCAAGGTTTCGCCGCAAGGGGAGTTGATGTGGGCCAAGGTGTTGCGCCCTGGCGTTGCGAACAAAGGCAAGGACAACGAAAAGGAGCAGTGGTCGATCGACCTCTTGCTCAGCAAGGACGACGCCGAGGCCCAGGCCTTTGTGAAATCTCTGAAGGAGGCCTTTATCGAGGCGCACGGCAGCAACAGCCGGCCCGGCCCCAACGGCCTGCCGTACAAGACGTTCCTGGATCAGGGCGGCGAGGAGACCGCGCTTTGGCAGTTCAGCTTCAAGCGGAACGTTCTGACTAAGCGCGGCATGGAGCTGCCCCCGCCAGCGGTGCAGGACGCCAAGGGGACGCCTTGGCCCCACGACGTACTGATCGGCAACGGCAGCACCGGGAAGGTGGCGTTCAGTCCCTGGACCTGGACCAACCCCGAGGGCGGCAAGGGCGTAAGCCTCAACCTCGAGGCGGTGCGCGTGCTGCACCTGGTCGAATACTCAGCGCCGGACATGAGCGCGGTGTTTGGCGAACCCGAGAAGGGCTATGCGCTCACCGGCAACGAGAAGCGCAGCCCGGCCGAAAGCCCCGCCAGAGAGGAGGCCGGCCCGAGCTGGGACGACACAGAAGAGATCCCCTTCTGATGCAGTGCGCCGACTTTGAGCTCAACGTCCCGCTGATGTCGAAAGCCAGGCCCCGCTCCCCCAGGGGCGGCGGCCGGCCCTACATGCCGCCTGCCTACATGAAGTGGAAGGCGACGGTGCGGGCATTGCTGGCCGAGTGGTGGTGTGAGCCACCGCTGCAGCAAGTGAACTGCCTGGTGCTCACGTTCCGTGGGCCGGCCCGAGGCGACCTCGACAACCTGGCGGGCGCTGTGCTCGACAGCGGCAACGGCCTGGTGTGGGCCGACGACCGGGTGAGCGTGCTGCCTGCCATGGCGCTGCGCTTCACCCGGGCACCCAAAGACAAGCAATCGATCTATCTCAAGGTGATCTGGGAATGACAAATCGCTTCCCGCCGATGGCGGAGCAGTGCTGCGACAACTGCAGATTCGCGCGGCACTTCGAATACGAGAAACAGCCTCTGCTGCAGTGCCGCCAGAGCCCGCCTGAATACAGCACTCGCTATCACCCTCGCTGGCCAACGGTTTATCGGACCAGCTGGTGTGGAGCGTGGGCGCCGGCGGGGGACCGCGCATGAACTGCCCCAAATGCGGAGGCACCAGCAACAGGATCCTTGACACGATCAGGGTCCGGGAGGGCTTGCGCCGTCATCGCATCTGCAACGGCAAGCGATGCCGTCACAAGTTCGCCACCCTCGAGCGCATCGAAGAGTGGGATCCCGGCATCCAGTCCTATGTGGCGGTTGTGCCTAATCAGCCGGCGCCGCTGGCCGCGGTGATCCAGCTGCAACAAGAGCGCCCGCCTGCTGCGGCCAAGGCCCAGCGCTACCTGGTCGACGCCGACAAGAGCGACTTTCTGACCGTGTGCGATGAGGCCCGGCCCCTGCTCTACGAGTGGTGGAACGTGAGCCGCAAGAGCAAGCACGGCTCCAAGGCTGCGTGGACCGAGGCGGCATGGCTTTCGAGCGTGGCCCGTGTTGCCAAGCTCCCTGCATGGCAGCAGGTGCTGCTGGCCAGAGCCGGAGTTGAGCACGGCTGGCAAGCCCTCAAGCCCGAATACATGAAGGACGAGCTCACGGCCCCCACGGCCCAGGGCCGCCCGATGCCTAAAGACCCGGCGATGCTCGCCGCCCTTGAGCAATGGCCAAGTCAAACAGCCTGACGCCAGAGACATTCCTGGCGGTCGCCGAAATGATCGCGGCCCAGCTGCGGATCAAAGAGGCCGATCGATGGAGCCCGCACATCTGCCGGCTCAAGTTCCACAGCTTCACCTCTGAGTTCCCAGAGATCAGCGAGACCCAGTTCATGTGGGCCGCTGAGCAATGGATCCAGGAGCTGGAGCCCAACACCTTCAAGCGCTACCCCACCTGGAAAGAACTGATGGCACCGCTGTATCGAACAGAGAACGGCATGGCGAACAGGAGCTGGGGCTTCCGCGAGGAGCTGCCACCGTTCTGCAGGCCAACCGCCAGCCAGCTGGCGATGCTGCCGACCGCGAAGCGATCGCTGATCTCCGCGCCGGATCCGCACAACAGCGAGGCGTACCTGCCTTTCACCACGGCAGATCAGCCCCTGCTGCCGCCGATCGCAGAAGACTGCCCCCTCACTGAGAAGAAGTGGCAGGACTACCTGCGATGGGCGCAAGAGGAAGCGACCCGTGAGCAGTGATGGAACCACTGTTCAGCAGGCACGAGCTGCAGTCGATCCTCGAGCGGGGCCTATTGACCGGCAAGTGGTCAACGCTTCAGTTCAACAAGAAGGGGCGGGACGTGATCCTGCCCAGCCCTGAGTTCCTGGCGCAGCACCCGCAGTTTCAGGAGATGGATTTCAGGGACATGGAGGCCTTTCGCAAAACACACGGATGAGCTGGACCAATGACTACCAACCCGGCGACGAGATCAAGGCCTACCACCAGGGCAACTGGAAACGCGGGGCCGTGGTCTCTCGGCGCAAGAACAGCTTGATGGTCTTCCTCGGGAAGTTCGGTCACATCAACGTCCACGACTCTCGCAACATCCAGCCATGGCAATCCGAAAAGGAGAAACCCCAATCGACGTCTCAAGAGCCGCCGTTACTCGGCTTTTGAGCCGAGCTCGAAAGCATCACGCGGAGTGCGTCGAACGCTCCTACGCGCAGATGTGGTGGGAGGGATACATCCGCTGCTGCGAGCACATGCTTGAGATGGAGAACGAGTGATGGGACTCGCCCCGAACTACATCCCGCCCGGGTGGGTGGAGCCCAACCTCGGCCCTGGCGTCAGCCGGCCCAAGGCCGACGAGCGCACCCGCGACTTCCGCTTGCGGGTCAAACAACCAGACATGCCGGCGATGCGCGTGGTGATGCCGGCGCCGACCAAGGCCAAGGCAATCAGCTACTGCAAAAACCGCTGGCCAAACGCAACTGTTGAGGCACTCGAATGACCCTTCTCAATGAACTGACCGAGCTCTACTGGAGCCTAGGTGAATACAGCATCGATGACCGCCGGCGCATGAAGGCGGTGGTGCATGAGATCAGCCAGCGCATCCGCACCTGGGCGCCCGATGAGGGCCAGGCCCGCATCTGCTTCCTGGCCATCAACGAGGTGGCCGATCGGCTAATCCGCGAGACCACCGATGAGCAGCCTGTCGAAAGCAAGTAGTCGCTTCCACTTCTATGTCTGAACTTTCACTTGCCGCACAAACCGTGCTGGATGCGTACTACTGCGAAAAACCGTTGGTTGGATCCAAGCGAGTTGCCGCCGCGCTGCGAGCTGCTGCGGATCACTGCCACTCTCAAGAAATCCGCGAAGCGGACCACGCAACACGGCGATGGATCTGCGTTGACGATTTGCTTGCCATCGCTGCCGAGTTTGAAGCCCAGTAGTCACCTTCACTAATCACAATGACTGACCCCAAGATCGAACAGCGCCGCCAGGAGTATCTCGAGTGGCTTTATCAGCAGTCAGGCCGTACCTGCAGCACCTACACCGGGCTCTACCAGGAGCGGCTGAAGGAGTTGGTTGAGGCCGACATGAAAGAGGCTGGCCTGTGAAGAAGCTCCTGACTGACGCCGAGTGCTACCTGTTCCGCTCCGCCACCGCGGCGGAGTGGGAGGCCGAGTGGGATGACGGCGACTGGACTTACCTGTGCCGTCACGCCGATGCCCAGGCCAACTTCCAGGAGTTGATCGCCGAGATCCGTGAGGGCGCCCCCGATCACCAGCCCGTTCTGGTCTTCGGGGATCGTGTCTCCTTTCGCTATGGCGTGTGGCCCCAGTACAAGGCCAGCCGCAAGAAATACCGACGCCCCGCTGGCTACCGGCAGCTGGTCGAGTGGGTTGAGAAGGCGGCGCAGTCCCGTGGCTGGGAGGTTGCGCGCCTTCCCGACATCGAAGGCGATGACGTGCTGGGCGTGCTGTACGAAGACGGCGACATCATCGCCTCAATCGACAAAGACCTGCTCACCATCCCCGGCCTGCACCTGCGCAATGGCGAGATCATTCACGCCAGCAGGCTCGAGGCTGATCGCACCTTCTACGCCCAGGTGCTGACTGGCGATGCGACGGACAACTACCCCGGCTGCCCCGGCTATGGCCCGGTGACAGCGGAGAGGGCCTTGGCCAGTTGCTCTACGGAGGTGGAGATGTGGCAGGCGGTGCTCGCCGCCTACGCCAAGAGGGACCTCAGCGAGGACTATGCGATCACCCAAGCCAGGTGTGCTCGCATCCTTCGGCCTGGTGAGTATGACTTGCAAACCGGCACTCCCCTGCTATGGAGCCCGCCGGTAGCCTGACTACATCTGCAGGCCTGTAGTGGTTGCGCTGCCTCCGATCTCTGAGCGCCTTGTGAGTGCATTGGCGCAGAAGTTCCCGGACCGTGCGCCTGATCTGCAGTGGACCGAAAAGGAGGTCTGGTTCCGCTCCGGCCAGGCCTCCGTGGTCCGCTTCCTGATCACTGCAATGCAGGAGCAATTCGAGAAAGGTGTTGATCTGGAGGTGGGCTGATGTGCGTTGGAGGCGGCGGCGGGAGTGCTCCGGCAGCCCGGATCACTGACCCACTGCGGGGCACCAAGCAGTACAGGCAGGCCACGCAACGGGTCCAGCGGGTGAAAGCACGCAAGGGTCAAATGGACCCCGCCGTCTACAAGGACAAGCTGCGCAATGCCAGGCAACAGCGCAAGGCGGTCAAGACCAAATACAAAGACCAGCGCGCCAACCAGGCAGAGAACGACACCCAGTTCATGTGGGATCAGGTCAAGGATCTGCTGAGACCCAACAACCCGCTCAACCTGGCGCAGGATCTGCTGAACCTGTCCAATCAGGGGCTGCAGGACTCGCTGACGCAGCTCAAGGAACTGTCGCAGATGGCGGCCGACAACCAGCAGCTGCTGCAGCAGGACGCCATGCGGCAGAGCTTGCTGAAAGGTGCGCCACCACCAGAGGCCAGTGCCGATCGTCCCGTGGTCGGTCGGTCTCGGGACGAGAACTACAGGCCTGGCCAAACCAGGCAGGCGCTGCGAATTGACCGCACCACATCCAGCACTCTCACCATCTAGGAGCACGACCGATGGCCAAGAACGCCAACAAAAAGATTCAGCGGGCCCTTCAGGGCAGCAACACGCTGACCGCCTCAGAAATCAAGAACCTCAACAACGCTGGCATTTCGACGGCAAAGGCCCTGACCGTTGCAGCCAAGAAGGGCGCGACGATCGGCCAGAAGGCGCAGCAGATTTACAACATTGATCAGAACAAGAAAGGCGTCATTAGCTACACGCCGGCGGCCACGGCCCCAGCGCCAAAGCCTGGCTCTGGCTGGGCTGTAACCGGCTCACAGACGAGCCAGGGGCCAGTGATGAAGGGGCAAAACTGGCAGGACTCCACCACGACGCTGCCGACCTACAGCTTTATGGGCTCAGGCCGCGCTCAGCCCAAGAGCTTCTCCCCCTACGAGGGAATGATGAATGGCCCTAATGATCAGGGCCTGCCACCTCCTCCTAACGCCACCAATCAGACGCAGCAGTGGTCCAATTCCGTCGACGACGGAAGCCAGTCAATGATCGATGCGATCAATGCTGCAGCCGCCCAAAACCAGGCCAATCAAAACCTCTACATGGGGATGATTAACGACCTGATGGCGCAGATGTCGGCCGCCAACATGCAGCAGCCGCAGCAGGTCTCGGCCGCCCCCTATGCGGTCATGACAACCACCAACGCTCCGGTCCAGGGCGCGCAGGTGACGCAGGCGATTAACCGCCGTCTCAAGAACCTCAACACCTCGTTGGCGATCTCGCCGACTGAGACCGCAACGGCCGGCACTGGCCTCAACATCCCCGTCTGATCATGGCCACTGCAGCGCAGCGTTACCGGGCCCTCGAGTCCGATCGGAACTACCACCTCGAGCGGGGACGGGAGGCTGCGCGGCTGACCCTCCCCTACCTCGTGCCATCCAGCAACGAGCCCACCAAGGGGAACAAAGAAGTCTTCCCCCTTCCGTGGAATGGCATCGGCGCCCGGGGCGTGCTCAATTTGGCGAGCCGGATGCTTTTGGCTCTTCTCCCTCCAACGCAGAGCTTCTTTCGGTTCACGCTCAACGAGATGGAGATGATCCGCCAGGGCATCGACACCTCGCAGAAGTCAGAGTTCGATTCGGCCCTGGCAAAGATGGAGCAGGAAGTGCTCCGCTCGATCGAGGGCACCAACGATCGGGTCGCGTTCCACGAAGCCCTGTTGTGGCTGATTGTCTGCGGCAACGTGCTGCTCTACGTCGGCAAAGACGGGCTGAAGGTTTACCACCTGAACCGCTACGTCTGCTCGCGCGACCCCATGGGCAATCCCCTGGAGGTGGTGACGTGCGAGGAGCTGGCGATGAACACGCTCCCGCCCGAGATCAAAGCGCTGCTCGAGGAGGACGAGGACGACGTTGTCGGCCGCCTGGCTAAGGACGACTACGACGAGATCGGCGAGTACGACAAGACGGTCAAGGTCTACACCTGCGTTCACTGGGAGAAGGACAAGGTCGAGTGGTACCAAGAGGTCAAGGGCAAGCGGATCCCCGGTAGCGAGGGCGAGGCCCCGATCGAGTCGAACCCCTGGATGCCACTGCGCATGTCGCGCGTGGATGGCCAGCCCTATGGCGTGGGCTACGTCGAGTCAGCCGCGCTGGCTGACCTCAAGACGGCTGAAGCCCTGAGCCAGGCCGTGGCCGAAGGCTCCCTGGCCAGCGCTGCCATCCGATTCCTCGTGCGCCCCAACGGCGTCACCAAGGCCAAGGCCCTGGCCGATGCAGCCAACGGCGCCTTTGTCGTCGGCGACATCAACGACGTCCAGGCCCTGCAGGTGCAGAAGGCTGGCGACATGCAGGTAGCCATGGCCGGCCTGGCCCGGGTTGAGGCCCGGCTCAGTCAAGCGTTCATGCTCGCCGACGTGCGCGACAGCGAGCGCACCACTGCAGAAGAGGTCCGCCTCCAAGCGCTGCAGATCGAAAACTCTCTTGGCTCGATCTATTCGATCCTCACCACCGAGTTCCAGACCCCATACGTCACACGCAAGCTGGATCTGCTGATCCGCCAGGGCAAGCTCCAGCCCCTGCCCAAGGAGTTGGTGCGCCCAGTGGTCAGCGTTGGCCTGGCTGCCGTTGGCCGCAGCAATGACCTCGAGCGGGTGGTGCGCTTTGTCAGCACCATCGCCGAGCTCGGCAACGCCATTGGCCAGCAGGAGGTGACGATGCGGGTCAACCCCTCTGAGTTGATCCGCCGACTCGCCGCCTCCATGGGCGTCGACACCGTTGGCCTGATCAAGACCGACGAGGAAGTCGCCGCCGAGCAGCAGCAGGCCCAGCAGATGGCGCTTGCTCAGCAGGCCATGGCGTCCCCCATGGCCGACCCGCAAAAACAGGCCGAGGCCGCCGCCATCGAGCAGCAGCTGGCCAACCCTGACCAACCCACCGAACCGCAATGACCCAAGCACCCGTCGACAACAGCCTCAGCACAGCTGAAGCCATTAACGAAACGCCGGTCGCCCCCGGGCAGGAGGGTCTGCTCGAGGAGTTCCTGGCAGAACGGGACGCTGAACAGGCCGAGCCCGAGAAGATCCTCGGCAAGTTCAATAGCCAGGAGGAGCTGGCCAAGGCGTATCAGGAGCTGGAAAGGAAACTGGGCCAGCCCAAAGACCAACCCGCAGAGACCTTGCCTTCGCCCCCCAAGGCTTACACCAAGGAAGAAGGCGTCAAGGAGTACGGAGAGTTCCTGGCCGGCAAGTTCGAGGAGGCTGAGTTCAACCCCTACGAAATGGCGGCCGCCTTTGAAGCAGGCCAGGACGTCGAGCCGTTCATGGCCAAGCTCGAGGGCGTTGGCATCCCCCGCTCCATCGTCGAGCGTTACCTCGAGGGCGGCTACGAATCCGCGCCCGGATCCGTTGAGCTCAGCGCTGAAGATCAGGCCGAGATCAAAAGCCTGGTTGGCGGCGAGGAGCAGTTCCAGCAGCTGTCGGCCTGGGTCAAAGAGAACGTCCCCCAGGACGAGATCGACGAATACAACGCAGTAGTCGCGGCCGGGAACAAGGAGGCGATCCGCTGGGCGCTGAAGGCGATGCAGGCACGGGCATCTCAGGGCAGCGCACCCAAGCAGGCGACGCTCAAGGAGCCAGAGCTGGTGGGCAGTGGTCGCGCGCCATCAGCCGGCAAGACATTCGAGTCGAAAGCCCAAGTCCTCGAGGCGATGAACAAGCTGAATACCAAGGGCCAGCGCTTGTACGACGTCGATGAGGCCTACCGCGCGCAGGTGATTCGGATGCTGGACGCTTCTGACGTGTTCTAGTTACTCTCAGGGGAGGCAAGTTCTACACCCCCGTAACTGAACGGGCCTCCCTAGGGAGACAACCCGGTGCAGAGGGGAAGAAGTCAGCCGATCACTTCTTCTTTGAAACACCATGGCTACCCCTCCCGACGCCGCGCTTCAGCGGCTTGGTCAAATCAAAGGCACGGGTGACGACCGCGCCCTTTTCTTAAAGCTTGGAGCCGCTGAGGTTCTTGACGCGTTCGAGCGCACCACTGTGTTCAAGGGCAAGACCCGCGAGCGCAATATCAAAGGTGGAAAGTCGATTGCCTTCCCGATCACCGGGAAAATGTCGGCAAGATACCATACACCAGGGGTGCCAATCCTTGGTGAAGGTAACAACCCTTCCGACCTGAATGAGCGCATCATTGAGCTCGACTCGCTGATGATCGCTGATGCCGCGGTGGCAGAGATTGATGAGCTCATGGCGTACTACGACGTGCGCCAGATCTACACAACTGAGCTCGGCAGGGCCTTGGCGTATGAATTTGACCGGCGCGTCGCTCGCATCCTGTTCGCCGCCGCCTCCAATGTCACCGAGCCCCTGGGCAAAGCCGGCAACGCCGGTCGCATCGGCGCCGGCAAGACCCTTTCCGCTGGCTACGCCGCGGCCACCAACCAGGCCAAGGGTGATGAGCTGGTGGATGCGATCTTCGCCGCACGGGTGAACTTCGACAAGAAGGACGTCCCCGTTGATGGCATGTATGCAGTGTTCTCCCCTGAGGAGTATTACTACATCACGCAATCTTCGCGCGCGATCAACGCAGACTTCAACGGCGGCAGTGGCGGCAACGGCACCATCGCCAGCGGCAAGACCCTGCAGGTGGCCGGCATCCCCATCCTGATGTCGAACCACGTCACCCAGGCGGCTTACACCAACGTCACCGGCGACAAGAACACTGACTACGCGCAGGATCTGTCGAAGTGCCGCGGCCTGATCTTTAACAAGGAAGCCGCCGGCGTGGTGACCCTGATGAGCCCCTCTCTGCAGATCACCAGTGGCGACTGGAACGTCCAGATGCAGGCGACCCTGATGGTGGCCCGCCAGGCCATCGGCATGGGCGTGCTTCGCGCTGAGGCCGCCTACAAGATCGTCGTCCCTTAAGCTCGCTTCGACTCCTCGTGGTCGAGTGGAAATCACCTGGGGCTGGCTACGGCTGGCCCCTTTTTTGTGCGGCTCGTACAGTTAGGTCTACGGCCCCGCAGAGCCAATGGGCACCGCCAACCAGTCACTGACGCCAGGGCGGACCAGCCTTCTCGAGGCCGTCAACGTGCTGCTCGAGAACATCGGCGAGGCGCCGGTGGAAACGCTCGAGAATGAACAGGTTGCAGAAGCCCGCATTGCAGAGCGGACGCTGCTCGAGTTTCACAAGGAAGGGCAGTCCAGGGGCTGGGCGTGGAACACCGAATCCGGCTACCCCTTCAGCAAGGACGTCACCACCAACACGATCACCGTGCCGGCCAACGTGGTGCGGTGGTCGCCTGATCCGTACCAGTGGGCTGGGCGCTTTCAGCTGCGCGGGCAGAAGGTTTACGACCGCGAGAAGCGCACCTCGATCTTGGGCTCTGACGTCACTCAGGTGCTGGCTGATGTGGTGTTCCTGCTGCCGTGGGATGACTGCCCCGAGCCTTTCAACCGCTGGATCACGATTCGATCCGCTCGCGTCTTCAGTGATCGCGTCCTGAGCTCTGACGCCCTGTTCAAGTACACGGCCATCGACGAGCAGGCGGCGCTCAATGAGCTGCTGCGGATGGAGGCCGAGAACGATCACTACAACCTGCTGACCGGCGGCCCTGGCCTGCGCCCCTTCCCGACTTACAGCCCGGGCTACGGCCTGTTGCGCGGACCGGGGGGAGGGCACCTCATTGGCTGAACTCTTCTCCTACACGATCCCCAACCTGTTCCAGGGGATCAGCCAGCAGCCCGATGCGCAGCGTGACCCGACCCAGGGCGAGCTGCAGATCAATGGCTACTCATCGATCTCGGAAGGCCTGAGGAAGCGTGAGCCAACGCAGTCGCTGGCCAAGATCAGCACCACCGACTTGGGCGACGTCTTCGTCCACTCGGTGCTGCGCGACAGCGCAGAGAAGTACCTGGTCGTGGTCAGCAAGACCGCCATTCGGGTCTTCGACCTGGCCGGCACTGAGTACACGGTCAGCGCTGCGACGGGTGCATACACCTACCTGTCGTCGGTGGTGAGCGCCAAGAGCGACATCCGCGCCGTCTCCATCGGCGACTACACCTTCATTTCCAACACCAGGGCGCTGCCGGACATGGACAGCACCTTGCTGGCCCCGGCGACCGCCAGACCTGCCACCCATGAGGCGTTGGTTTGGGTGAAGGCTGCCAACTACGGCCAGAAGTACACCGTCACCCTGAACGGAACGACGGTGGATGTGACCACCGCCACGGCGGCCGTGATCGTGGTGGGCAGCACGCTGACTGAGACCAAGATCAGCGCGGCCGAAATCGCGGAGAGCATCAAGACCGGACTGTCTGGAGTTAGCGGCGTCACGATCGAGAGAAGCGGATCGGTGCTGCACTTCAAGAGCAGCAGCGCGATGACGATCAAGGCGACTGACGCGAGGGCGAACGCGGACATCACGGCGATTACCAGCAGCGTCCAGGTGTTCACCGAGCTGCCGACGATCGCGCCAGTCGGCTACCAGGTCGAGATCACTGGCGACCCGGGCAACGCCTGGGACGGCTACTACGTCGAGTTCAAGCCGCGCTCTGGCCAGGGCACTTTCGGCGAGGGTTCCTGGAACGAGACTGTCGCCCCGGGCGTCGAGTACCGCATCAAGCCCGGCACAATGCCGCACGTCTTAGTGCGCAAGCCGGACAACACCTTCTACTTCGGGCCGATGGACGGCTCGACGATCGCCACTGGTGTCACCCTCAAGAAGTGGGGCGATCGCACCTGCGGCGACTATGTGACCGCTCCCGATCCCAGTTTCATCGGCAAGGGCATCCAGGATCTGTTCGTCTTCAAGAACCGCCTGGGGATCCTGGCTGATGAAGCAGTGGTGCTGAGTCGCCCCGGCGAGTTCTTTGAGTTCTTCCCGGAGACCGTCACCACAACACTGGCGACTGACCCGATCGACATCAAGGCCAGCGGCACACGGGTCAGCGTGCTGCGTTACGCGGTGCCGTTCCAGGACGAGCTGATTCTGTTCTCGGACCAGACGCAGTTCCGCCTTTCGAGCAACGACACCACATTGACCTCAGCCACGGCGCAGATCACCGCGCTGACCCAGTACGAGATCGATACCCGCTGCCGGCCAACGCAGATCGGCAACGGCATTGTCTTCGCCCAGGTGGCCGGCGACTGGACCAAGTTCCGGGAGTTCAGCATCCGCGGCAGCGGCACCTCGATCGCGGCCGATGCGGTTGAGCTGACCCAGCAGGTAGCGGCCTATGTGCCGAGCGGGGTGTTCCGCATCGCGGCCGATGACACCAGCAACAGCTGGTACGCCATCAGCGACCGGGCTGGCTACCTCAATCGGATCTACGCGCAAAAGTTCTTCCTGCGAAACACGGGCAACGGCGTCGAGCGCCTGCAGAACAGCTGGAGCCATTGGCAGCTGAGCGGTGCCGACAAGGTGCTCCAGGTGCTTGCTATCCAGGAAGTGCTTTATCTGCTGGTGCAGTACGGCACGGAGGTCTGGCTGGAGAAGATGCCGATTGCGGATCAAACCGCAGAGAGCGCCACCAAGCCCACCCCATTGCTGCTCGATCGCTGGGTGTCCACCACCACGGACACTCCGACAGCGATTCGCGTTGCGGCGGGCACCTACAACGCCACGACGGGCATTACGACGTGGACGCTGCCCTACACGATCAAATCCAAAACGCAGGCTTGGAGCTCGTTCTCGACTGCCAATGGCGGCGTGCTGCTCGGGGAAGCAAGCAGCGGCAGCACGATCACAGCGCGTGGCAACTGGAGCGCCAAGGCGATCTTCTTTGGCGAGGTCTACGACTTCCAGTACCGCTTCACGCGGTTCAAGGCGATGCGAGAGATCGGCAACGGCAAGACCGCGGCCAACAGCCTGCGCACTCAGGTGCGCAAAGCGCTGCTCCGGTATCACGAGACCGGCTATTTCGAGGCGCACGTCAAGGCTGAGCGCCGCAGCACTGCTGTTTACAAGTACAGCGGCGTCATCCTCGGCAGCCGCAACAGCGTTGTGGGCCAAGACGCCTGGAACTTCGACCAGGCGACAGAGGACAAGCGGTATCAGGAGGGGGTGTTCACCATCCCGGTCCTCAGCAAAGGGGACAACTGCGTGGTGGAGATCCACAACGCTTCTGCCCTCCCTTGCAAGTTCAGCACTTGCGAGTGGATCGGCCTCATCACTGGCAAGGCCAAATCAATGCAATGAGATTCACCGACCCCGCCACGCACGACATCGAGCACTTAGCCGAATTGCTGCGCGCGGAAGACCGCCGCGAAGCGAGGGCCAGTCATGGCCTGGGCGCCAGGGAGGCGGTGTGGCAGAGCTGGAAGTCCAGCTCGGAACGCCACGGGATCCTTGGCGACGGCGGCTATTTGGTCGGCCTATGCGGCGTCTGCCCGGATTCAGGCGCCGGAGAGATTTGGATGCTCGGCACTGACGAGCTGGCAGCCACCCGCAGCCACCAGGTGCAGTTAGCCCGCAAGGGTCGGCAGTGGGTAGACGAACTGCTGCCGGATTGGCGGTTCCTTCATAACTGGGCCTTCGCAGCCAACACCCGATCGGTGGCGTGGCTGCGGTTCCTGGGCTTCACCGTTCATCCGGCCCAACCCCACGGGCCCTACGCCCAACTGTTTCGTTATTTCTGCAGGGAGGCGGACTGATGGACCCCGTAACGCTCTTTTCGCTGGGGATGGCCGCCGTCAACACCGGCATGGGCATCGCCGGCGCCAGCGCTCAGAACGCTTCGGCTCGCCAGCAATACCAAGACGCGCTGAGGTTTCAGAAGGTCAGCGACAAGTACGCGCGCTGGTCCTCCAAGATCAACGCCCGCATCGCCAACACCCAGAGCAAGTACCGCTACTGGGCCGAGACGGTCAACTACAACCAGAACCTCAGCTACGTCAACCAGCTGCGGAACTACGAGCTGGTCAAGGCCTACAAGCAGGCTGATGTTGTGCGCCGCACGCGAACATCTGCCATGGCGGACTTCAGCCTGCAGAGCCAGGCGCTGAGCGAGGGCATCCGGGAACAGGCATCTCAAGACGCCGTGGCTGCCTACCAATACGCCCACCAGGCGATGAAGGCGCAGTCGCAGGTGGTGGCCAGTGGCCAGGAGGGCGCCAGCGTCGATCGACTGGTGAATGACTACGCGCGTCAGCTGGGCGACTTCGAGGCCCTGAAGCAGATCAACCAGAACTTCCGGGAGCGCCAGTACACGCGTGAGCAGGCCGGCCTCGTGGCGAACTACGTCAGCCGATACAACAGCCAGCAGTTCTATGACCCTGCCCCGTATCAAGACCCGGTGCGGCCGTTTGCGCCGTTGCCGACGCTGGTGATGCCGCAGCCGCCGTCGATGACGGGTGCGGGGCCGAGCCAGGCGGCCGCCAACTTGACCATGGGCAACGCGGTGCTGGGCGGCATCAACACCGGCCTGAGTGTGTGGCAGGGCCTGCAGCAGTTCACATCAAGCGGCAAAGCCGGCGCCGCAGCGGTCGGCAACTTGACCGACGGCATCCGCCAATACGGGGGCTAATCAGCAATGGCACGCGAACAACTACCTCTCGGGCAGATTCAGCCGGCGGCCCGTCCGGTGTCGAGCTTTGTGCAGCCAGGGCTGATCGAAACAGCCCGCCCTGCGCAGCCCCAGCAGATCAACCTTTCCAGCGATCGGATCGGCCTGGTGCAGACCGCTGCCGCACCGAACGTGCAGGGTTACGACCAAGGCGAGCAGCTGGCTCGAGCCCTTGCTCCATTCAGCCAGAACCTCACCAAGCTGATGAACTATGGCGTCCAGCTGTACGCCTCAAATGAGTACCAGCAGGGCCAGAACGAAGCGCTGAAGGCCTACACGATCGCCAATCGTCAGCTGATGGTGTCGGCGGACGAATACGCGGCCGAGAACCGCGACGTGGCCCGGCAGGATCCTGTCGCTGGCCTGCTGATGGATCGGGCTAACCCGTTCCGCGCGGCCGGCCGCCAGAACCAGCTGAGCAAGCTGGCGTCGGTTGAGATGCCGATGATCATGCGGCGGGAGTTCAACCAACGCCGCGCTGATCTGGCGCTGCTGGACCCCGCCGACCCAAAGGTCAATGCGGTCAAAGCTGCCGCCATCGCCCAGGTGAGCCAGAAGTTCGGCCTGAGCGAGTTCACTCCCGGCTTCATGGACTACGTCCTGCCGCGGATGAACAGCGAGTGGGACAAGATCACCCAGGACCAGATCGACGACCACAACAAGTACCTGGACGAGACGGTGCCGCGGATTGCGGCGGCCACCATCTACGGCCGAGTGAAGAAGGCCATGGCGGACGGCGTGCCTCTGGCCCAGATCGTCGCCAACGAAACCAGCTACCTCGACCAGGAGGCGCGGCGTTTCGGCATCCCTGGCAAGGGCCAGGAGATGAAAGAGAACGCGATCAAGTCGGCGATCTCCATGGCGATGGATCCGCAGACCGGCGTGATCGATCGGGAGGCGCGGGCCGTCATCGGCTCGATCCTGGTTGGCCCGCCGGATTCCAAAGGCTACCGGCCCACGGCCCAGCAGATGTACGGGCTGGAGATCCTCGAGGCGACCGATAAGTACGACCAGATGAACTATCGCGCCCGCAAGGCGCAGCAAGAAGCCGTGGGCCAGCGGTACGCCGACGAGGTCGCCGGAGCCACCCTTGGCCTACCGGATGGCCCAGAGAAAGCCGCCCGGCTTGAGCAGATCAGGGGCCAGTACCAGGGGCAGCTGCCGCTGTCGGAAATGCTCAAGATCGAGCAGAGCACCACCAACGTCACCGAGGACATCACCAGCCGCGGCTTTGCGGACGACGCTGGGGCCGTGTTTCTGCAAGAGGCCGATGCGGCCTATGGCAGCGACTGGGATCCGGCTCAGTTCGATCGCCTGTTCCAGCTGGAGCTGCAGCAAGTTGCACCCGAGAAGCGCGCTCAGTTCTCGGCTCAGTACGCCGAGGTGCGCCGCCGCAAGGAGACACAAAAGCAGAACATGCCGGACAGCCTCATCAATGGCGCCATCGCGCGCCAGGTGAAGGCAAACCTGGAGGCCAACTACCCCGACACGGTCACTGCGGCCGTCCGCGGGGCGCGCAACATTGAAGAGCTGATGGCCACCGGCGACGCCAACGCCGCCGCGTCCGCAGCCCGCCAGAACGCCGCCTTCCGCACCTCGATCTACCGGGCCATTGATGCCAAGCGCGCCGAGCTCGACCGCGACCTCACTCCGGCCGAACAGCAGCAGGTGATCGATTCCACCTTGACCGGGTTCCAAAAGAACGCACCGGCTACCTGGAAGACACTCTTCCCCGGCACCAATGGCCAGCCAAGCACGGTTCCATTTGGGACCACCCGCCCTGGCGCCGATCGCCCTGAGCCGCCCAAGCCGCCGCCGGGTCGCCGCGCGCAGGGAGCGCCCACCTTTGGCGTTGCCCAGTTGGATGCCATCCCCAACCGCGAGCAGCGGCTGCAGAACTGGCGCGGCGAGGCCGTGCTCAGCGCATCCGAGACCGCGCGCCTGATCCCGCTGGCCCTGGGCGGCCAGTCACTGCCGGCCCCGCTGGCCCGCGCGGCCAAGGCAGCCGGCACTAGCCCGCAGCAGTTCTTGCTCCAGCAGGCGGACTTCTACCCCAACGACATCAAGCTGACGCCCGCACAGCGTTCACAGCTGGGCCGCAGTGGCCAGCAGGCGAGGGCAACGCAGAGCTATTCGCAGCAGGTGGCTGCAGCGCAACGGAACTCGCAGTCGCCCCTGGCGGCCGCTGGCATGTGGGCCCTCAACGCGCTGACCGGCACGGCTCCTGCCTACGCCGGCTCGAGGCAGAGCTTCACCGCCGTGCGCCAACCGATGGCCACTGTCTCGGGCCCGGTCAACCTGAACCGCCTTCGCCAGGCCATCTTCGGCAAAGAAAGCGGCGGCAACTTCTCAGCGGTCAACCCTGATTCCGGCGCGCTTGGCATCGGCCAAGTGATGCCAGAAAACGTCGGCCCCTGGACGCAGAAGCACTACGGCCGCCGGCTGACGCCCAAGCAATTCCTCGCCAGCAAGGACGCCCAGCTCGCTGTCGCCAATGGCCAGCTGGGCGAAATCATCCAGCAACAACTCAGGGCTGGATACAAACCAGACATCGCTATTCGCCGCGCTGCATCCATTTGGTACAGCGGGCGTGGCGACCTCTATGACGACGGCCGCCCGCAGTATTCCAACGGCCGCCGGTATCCATCCATCCGGGAATACACGACCGACATCCTCAATCGCTACCGCAGCGGGAGCTGATCCATGCCCATCGAGTACGTCACCGATCCCCGCACCGGGAAAGTTGTTGCCAAGGGCTCGCTGGGCTTTGGCCAGCCCGTTGTCCCCGAGCGTCCCCCGGCCCCTCGCGCCAAGCCCAAGCCGAAACCCAAGCCAAAGGCCAACAGCTTTTGGGGCGTCGGGCCTGGCGGGTTCTCGCTGAGCAAGCTCGGCAACGACCTCCGCTACGAGCTCAACCAGCTGACGAAAGACCCGCTGCGCAGCGTTGAGCGCGCGGCCAACACCACCATGCGCAGCACGCCGGTTGGCATCGCCTTCAAGCAGGGCAGCCTTGGCGCCACTGCGGCGACCGCCAATGCGGTCCGCGCCGGCATCGAGTGGAAACAGCGCTCCGGCGGCCGCAAGCAGACCGACTACACCACCAGCCCAACAGGCCGCGCCGTCGACCGGGTGGTCGATCACGTCTACCGCTCGGCAGGGGTGACGCCTCCATCGCAGATGACGCCCGAGGAGAAGGGCGTCGATGACCTGCGCAGCGCGCTGACCCTTGGCGTGGCCGGCGGCTTTGGTGTTGGCGTTGGCTTGAAGGCGTTGAGTGGCGTCCGCTTCGTTGGCCCCGCTGCGCAGACGCTGGCCAATGCCATGAACCCAGCCCTGGCGAAGTCCTGGCAGGGCGCAGCATCGCGCTTGGCGTTTGACGCTGCGGTCGGCGAGGCCGTCACCGCGCCGCTGGATTACACCGCTACCGGCGGCAGCGCCGTTGGCCTGGTCGATGCAGTGCTTGGCACCAAGCTCGACCCGGTCAAGCCCGGGATGGCTTTCCCCGATTCGGCGGCCGCCTCATTCATCCCCAACGTCGCGTTTGGCGTCGGCCTGGGCGGCGCCTTCATGGGCATCAACCGGGCACGGAAAGCTCGCAGCGTGGTGCAGCAGACCGTTGAGCAGCCCCGGGCGGAGCTCGAGGGGGCTGGCCTGGTTCAGAGCGACCCCGATACCGGCGCCACAGCGTTCACCCCGGAGGCCGTGCAGGGTCAGAGCCTGCGCGAGGCCAATGCCGCCCTGGAGGAGAAGTACGGCATCAGCGCGCCAGAGCCTGCTGCAGCGCCAGAGCCGGCCATCCCCAGCCAGGCGATGGAGCCCGGCGGCGCCGTCACGGAAGGCGAACTGCCAACTGCTGATCCCGGCATCGACTTCTGGGCGATCGACTACGACCCCGAGCTGCCGGAGGCTGACGTCGCCCTCAGCCAGATCAAGAACGCCTCTGACGCTGAGCTACTCGACACAGTGCGCAGTGGCGGGCCCGTGCTCCAGGAGCTGGATCAGCGCATGGCCACCCGCCAGCCGCTTGAGCCCGACCCCGCGCTGAGTACTGAGCTGAACACGGCACCGAGCGACAGCCTCGCCGATCCGATCACCCCGTTTGCGCAGCAATGGCAGCAGCTGGGCAAGCGCGACCCGCAGCAGCTGGTCAACGTCCTCCACCCCGAGGTAAACCCCGACCTGGCAGCAAGAGCCCAAGCGCTGACCGGCAAGGAATGGGAAGAGCTCACGCCAGCCGATGCGGTGCAAACGCTGCAGGCAGCCGCTGACGACGGCTCGATCGTCATCCCCAGCCGCCTGGTGCCCGGCCAGCAAATGATGAAGACGGGCGATCTCAAGATCGATCCGGCCCGCTTCCAGTTCAAGCAAGGCACTGACGCTCGCGGCGTGCAGCGCGGCTCCTCCCTCGAGGGCGTCGACCGCTGGAACACCGACATGGAGCAGCCGGTCGAGGTGTGGCAAGACCCTGCCGACGGCGAGTTCTATGTGGTGAACGGCCACAACCGCTTTGCTCTAGCCCAGGCGAAGAACATCCCGACCCTGCCGATCAAGGAGATCTTTGCCGAGTCGCCGGAGCAGGCGAAAACAGTCGGCGCATTGAGCAATATCGCCACTGGCGGCGGCCGCCCGATCGACGCGGCCTGGTTCATCAAAGGCGCTGGCATCACCGAGCCTGGCCAGCTGGAGTCGCTCGGTGTGCCCCTGGCCCCCGACTCCGGCAACGGCCTCTCGGGCTTCCAGCTCAGTCGCCTGCCGGAGGACATCCTGCGCGCGGTCGAAAGCGGCCAGATCAAGGAGCGCCAGGGCCGGCTGATTGGCGGCAGCGGGGCTGATGAAGCCTCGATGCGCGGCGCCTACCGCTATCTGGTCGAGAACCCCGGCACCACCGAGGGTCGCCTGAAGGGGATGCTCGAGCTGAGCAAGCAGATGACCGGCGAGGCCCAGGCGACGGGCGAGCAGACCGATCTGCTGGCCGGCACCGATTGGGATCAGACCTTCAACAAGCAGATGGTGGCGGTCGCCGACCTCGCCGACGAGGTGGCCACCCTGCTGAAGCGGGAGAAGCGGCTGTTCTCCATGGCGGACGCCAACTCGGCGGCGCTGGAGGCCAAGGGCAGCCGGATCGACAAGGCCAGCGCGCAGCAGGTGGCCGAGGCCAACGCCCGCGCCATCGACTACTTCCAGCGCACCTGGATGGAGACCGGCCCGATCCGCGATCTGCTCAACGAGGGCGGCAACCGCGTCGCAGTCGGCGAGAACAAGGGCGCGATCGCCAAGCAGATCAAGAACCGCTTGGTGGGTCAGCTCGCTGATCTGATGGGCGAGCAGGCCATCACCCGGGCCGACGTGGTCCAGGAAGATCTGCTGGCCCAGGCGCCGCAGAAGCTCGATGAGCTGCTGCCCGATGACCGCCAGGCGATGGAGATGCTGGCCATTCAGCGCGCCATCCAGAACGGCGAGGTGCGGCCGCCTGAAACGCCGATCCCCGATCTGCCGATGGATTCGGGTGTCGACCTGATGAAGGTCCAGCGCGATCTGGCCGAGAACACCATCACCGACGACGTGGTGCAGGCCATGGCGGACGAGCTGGAGCTCCGCGATGCCTACCGCCAGCTGGATGACGCCGTCGCCCAGGAGGCGGAGAAGGCCGCGCGTGACGCCGAGGGCTACGACCTCAAGACCTTCGACGAGAAGAAGGCCACGGGGGTGGTGAGCGACTTCCAGGAACCGCCGCCAGGGAGCGCCGCCGCCAAGCGCCGCGCCGAGGAGATTGACCGGCTCGAACGCAGCATCCGCCAGATCGAGCAGTCCCGCCTGCCGGCCGCCGAGGCCCGCGATCCCGAGTTTGCGCAGCAGCTGCGTGACCTCGCCGCCAAACAGCGCAGGCAACTGCAAGAGCTCACCGGCCAAGACCTGGCTCCGCCTGAGCCGTTCACCTTCCCGGCAGATCTCTCGAAGTCAGCGCCGCGTTACGGCATGGCAAAGGTGGAGTTTGCTTCTGATCTGGACCGCGCGGCCTACATGCTGCGCGACGAGGCCAAGAAGTCGAAGGGCGAATCACGCCTGATCCAGGCGCTGGAGGAGGCCGGCTACAACCTCACCGCAATCCGCACCCACGGAGCCAAGGTCCGTGATGCGATCAAGGGCATCGTTACGGAGCAGACCGGCTCAGCCGCTGCACCGCAGAAGGCAATGAGCCTGCAGGTGCCGGAGCAGCGCTTTGCCGGCGCAGAAGAGCTGCAATCCCCTGCTGGCTGGGATGAGGTCGACAACACGCCCTTTGAAAGCAACCCAGAGATGCGAGCCCGGCGGCAGCGGGAGCTCACGCAAATCATCCGAGAAGTGGCTGGCGACGAGGTGGCGATCCGCTTCCAGGACGACTACACCCGCAAAACCACCAGCGCGGAATGGGGCGGCGACGGCAAGAAGACCAGCCTCATCGGCGGCTTCTACCGCATGAGGGACGACCTCATCCAGATCAACGCCGTGCTGCGGGAGGACGACGAGGCCCTCGCCCGGACGGCGTACCACGAGGCGTTCCACAGGATCCAGTACCTGTCGCTAGGCCCCAAGGAGGTCGCTGTCTTGAACAGCAACTGGGCCCGCATCAAGATCGGGATTGGCTCAAACCACACCGGCAAGACGCCAATCGCATACGCTGAATCACAGGCCGTCGCGTTCATGCGCTATGCCGGGGGCAAGCGAAACGGGCAAGACCCAATCCGGGCAATGCTCGGCGGCTACGAGATCGACACAAGCGCAACTCAAAAGAACGTCAGCTATGTCATCTCGGCTTTCGACCGGATTCTTGATGTTTTCGAGAAGCTTTATAACCTTGCTTCAAAAGGCACGTTTGATTCGACGCGAGCCATTTTTGAGCGAGCAAGGCAAGGAGCTCTAGCCGACGTCATCGGCTTTGAAGACGCAACCGGCGGCATTGCCGCTGGCAGCGGGTTCGAAATGATGGACCCCATCTACGGGCGTTGGAGAACCGAGTCGGCCTGGAACGAGCAAATCCCCGGCAAGGGCGGCTCCGCGATGCAGATGCCCGCTGTCAGTCAGGGGTCTCTGGTCGACGAGCTGGCCGATGCGATTGGCGACCCAGACCCACGCACCGGCCTGCCCAAAGGGCTGTCACGAGCGGCCACCAAAGAGCTGCTCAACGGCCAGCCGGCCCGCGCCCTGGCGGAGAGCACTCAGCTAGCTGAAGCTCGGGTCGCTGATCTGAACGCCCGCATTGAGGCGGTCAAACAACGCGCTGCCATGGAGGGCTGCTGATCATGTCCAACTGCGAAGACGCCTTTCAAGAGATCCAGCGACTGCAGCAGCAGAAGCGCCAGATCGAGGAACGCCTCAACCGCATCAAGGTCAGCGGTTACACGGTCGACGGCGAAGCCACAGTCCCCGACAACGTGCTCGAGGGCGAGCTGCGCCGCCAAGCAGAACTGCTCGACAACGACCAGTTCAATGCCTACATCGAGCGGGCGCTTGAGACGACGCCACGCGTCGACATTGGCGGCGACCAGCCGATCAACTTCAAGCAGCTGCTGGCCAATTACGACATCGAGACCGCTGAGGACTACGCCAAGCTCGCCCAGCTGCTGACCATCTCCAACCGGCGCCTCAATCCGCGGGACTACGCCTTCATCACCGAGCAGCTCGGCCAGGAGCGCATCGCTCAGCTGGTGGTCAGCAGCTACCGCGATCTCAACCTGGACGTGAACAACGTCATGGCCCTGATGGCCAACGACGCCGCAGCGTTCAACGCCATCCCCGAGCGGATGATCCGCCTGCGTGTGGCCAAGGAGGGCTACCGCGACGCCTACCTCGACAAACTCGATGAGATCAGCGCCGCGATCCGTGCGGGCGACGTTCCGGCCGACCTGAAGGGTTCAGCGTTCAAGGCCTGGAAGCTGGCCTTGGTCTCCGAGCGCCACTACAGCCTCGCCGGCCGCCGCACTGGCCAGGCCCTCTACGCCCGCCGTGGCGCAATGGA